GTAACTGTAATGTAATCAGTTGGAGTAGAGGTAAAATCCCCTATTAATTTCAACCTGTGCTTCATAGAACCACGCATGCCCATAAAGGCATAGCGTAAATAAGAAAATAAATTTGCATTTATTTCATTATTAGCTAAGGTTGGTTCGACACCACCAGTGTCGGTATTTTGATAATAACCTGAAGTAGTTTGTGGTATACAACTACCGTCAAGTGTGCCAAAAACGGCAACATCTCCGGCAGAACTGCTAAAGGCTATACCTGGCTTAGAAGTAGTTTGATATCTTTTCAATAAATTTCGAAAACTAACTATCTTCTCACCCATATGATCAACATGAATATCTTTATGACTTGAATTTCCAGGGTTGATGACTATAGGTTCCTCTGATACAACAACAGCTGATTCAGGGGTAACTGCTACAGGTGGTACAATATTTGCGCCACAAATAGCATCTTCAGCAACTGGTGTTTGCCAGTACTCAACTACATATAAAAAGCCTTGAGCTGTAAATGTAGCGCCTAAAATATCAGACGGTTGTACTGAAATACCAATTTCGTTGATATCTATATCATCAAATCCTGAAACAGGAACGGCGACGCCGGCCAACAATGCTTGTTTAAAAACTAACATAGTTTCAGCTAAATCATATTGATTAAATTGTGCTGGAAGCAAGACTCTACCAAAATCTATGCCTTCAGCTGAAGGACGCGCGTATTCCATGTCATCTGACCATGCATAAACATTTATTGTAACAGTCGCGTCAGGCGTAGGTTGAACCAATTCATTCAATACTCTAACTTCCAAGACTCCATTATTATCTGAAGAGCCTTGATTGTCAGCAACAAACAAGTTTGCAGAAGATTGTCCACTATAAAACCAAGATTGATTATTTGAATAAGGATTTTCTTGATTAAGAATTCCATCAAATAATGGCAAATCTTGTGAAGGTGGAGGCATATTACACCAACTACGTGTGGCGGCCCAGTCACATTTAATAGTAACTGTTTGACCATTTTGAATATCCAAAATTACACTATTTTGTTGATTTAATGGTGCTTCATTATTCTTAATAATTGTATTGTATTGTTGTATGTTAGGTTCATATCTAATTAATAGTTTGCCTCTATGAAAACGAGAACAAACAACTTCAAAAGTAAAATTAATAGAACCACGCCAAAAAGTAAAAGGACGAGATGAAAAAGCTAATGCTGAATCTAAAAATACGTTCTGATCAAAAGTTGGATCTGCTAAACTAGGTATTCTACCTAGACATACGCCTAAATTAGGTGAAACTGTAGAATTCCAAAGAACAGTAGACATACTTAGATCTTCA